TGGCGCGTATTGCTGCCAACCCCGGTCTGGACATTCCGCTACTGGAAGCGCAGCAAGCGACGACCGAGCGGGTGGTGCAGGACATGGGCGCAGAGGTCAAGGCCGCGATGGATCGCCTCGGCGCACTCTACGAGAACCTTGCCAACGCGCAGACGCAAGGCATGGACGGCATCCGCTCGGCCCTCACGACGCTGACCGCTCCGAAGCGCATCATCCGTGGCCCCGATGGCCGTGCTGTTGGCGTGGAAGCGGTGCAGCAGACGCTAGAGTTCGCGCCCGAGATGAGGCCGCAGTAATGGCGACGATTACGACAACCCGTGGTGAGATGGACGAGGCCGACCTGACGAAAAGGGAAGGTGCTGTTGAGACTGACCACGAATTCACGAAATGGGTGGAATATTGGTTTGAGAATGAACTTGTCCACAGATCGGTTCACGTTCACTTAAAGCAGACTCCCACCCTGTTCCCAGAATTGGAGAAGATCAATGGCTAACACACAGGCAATGTGTACCTCGTTCAAGGTAGAAATCTTGGGCGGCGTTCACGCAATCGGTACGCCCCCGACCCGTGGCAGTACGGCAAAGGATACGTTTAAGGCTGCGTTGTTTGAGGACACCGCAACGCTCGGCGCGGGAACGACTGCGTATAGCGTCAGCGGCGAAGTCAGCGGCGCGGGCTACAGCGCAGGCGGTATCACCGTCAGCAACGCGACGGCACCTACGTCAACGGGTACGACGGCGTACTGGACTCCCTCTGCCTCGCTGACCTATTCCAACGTCACGCTTACTACGCCCTTTGACGCGGTGCTGATTTACAACAGCAGCCAAGGCGACAAAGCCGTAGCCGTCTACACTTTCGGCAGTCAGACGGTAACGAGCGGCACGTTCATTCTTACCATGCCGACCAACGATGCCTCTACGGGCCTCCTACGGATCGCGTGATGAACCGTGGCGAAAGGGCCGTGGAACACAGGTACTTGGGATGATGCCGAATGGGATAGCCTCCCGGTTACGTCAACGTCGGCTACAGGCGGCGTTGGCAATCTCGGGCAGTCTCGGTCAAACGCTCTCGCGGGTGAAACTGCGACTGGCGAAACTGGCGATGTGGCCGATTCCGTCACCGTCGCAATCAGCGGCGTTGACGCAACAACCGCCGTTGGAGACGCAGCCGACAGCATCCAAATCAGCCTCTCGGGTGTATACGCCCAAGGCCTCATTGGGGACGAAAGCGAAAGCATTATCGTCCCGGCGAATGGTGTCCAAGCGCAAAGCGAAGTTGGCGACCTCAACCGCCAAATCACCGTGGCACTCCTCGGTGCAGCGGCTACGGGAGATGTCGGTTCAGTCATTGACGGAATTACCGACAATATCGTGGGTGTCTCCGCGACAGGAGAAGTCGGAACGCTCACCGCCGTTATCCAGCCACCGAGCATCATCGTTGACACGCACGACGGCGACAAAGGCAAAAAGCGTCAAAAACGGTGGGACGAAGAAAAGCAAGCGAGGGAGCGACGAAAGCGCGAACTGATTGACGTTTACGAGCAGTTGGTTGAGGGTCGCCCCACCGTAGCGGCGCAAATCGTGAAGCCCTACGTCAAGCCGACAATCCGCCAAACTGCCGAACCGACGATAGATTGGAACAAACTGATAGGCGATGTGGAGCGGGTAGAGGCTCTCTACCGCGAATATCAGGAAATGGACGACGAGGACGTATTGTTGCTGTTATGAAACGAACGTATGTGTACATAGACGGTGAGTTTGTAGAGAAGAAGCGGGACGAAAAGGGCCGCTTTCACTACTTACTGCCCGAATTTAAGCCATACAAGTCGATGATTGACGGTCGGACGATTGAATCGCGGGAGCAACACCGCCGCCATTTGAAGGCTAACGGCTGCATTGAGATTGGCAACGAAGATCCGCTCAAGCACGGCCCGAAAGGCAAGCCACAGAACCAACGGCTAGAGGTGCTGAAGCATCAGTTAGCCAACATGACGCACCGAGAAGCGAACCAAATCCTCTCCAGACTGCGTGATGACCTCCGTTTTACCCGAAACCCCACAGGAAATAGGTGACAACGATGGATACGAATACCGAAACCACCCCGGAAACCCCGGAAGTTGAGGTTGCTGACCGAAAAGACTTGCTGGCACAGCAGTTTGAGGCAGCAGAACGCGGTGAGGATGTAGCCCCCTCGGGCCGTGACGACCGTGGCCGGTTTGCCAAGGCAGAAAAGACCGCTCCGGCCCCCGAAACGGAAGAACCCGCCGAGGAGCCGGTGTGGATGAAGCCGCCGTCATCGTGGAAGAAGGATTACCACGACGTTTGGCTCTCGGCTGACCCGAAAATGCGCGAATACGCCTATCAGCGCGAAGAACAGATGCGTAAAGGCGTGGAACCGCTGCTATCCAAGGCGCAGTTTGCCGACGCAATGAACCAAGCCCTTGAGCCGTATATGCAAACGATCCAAGGACTCGGGTTAAAGCCCGAGCAAGCGGTCGCTGCGCTGGCCCAAGCCGACTACACGCTCCGTACCGCACCGCCCGAACAGCGCGTGCAGTACCTTTACAACCTTGCCGCTCAATACGGCATCAGCCTCGGTCAACCGGGGCAAGCCGGTCAGCCGACTGCGGCCCCCTCGGTAGACCCGCTCGTATGGCAACTCCAAAACGAGTTGAACAACGTGCGCGGTGAGGTGATGGGTTGGAAGCAACAGCAGGAGATGGCACAAAACCAGCAATTGCTGTCGGAAATTAACGATTTCTCGGGCAAGGCCGAGTATTTTGAGGAAGCGCGTCCGACGATGATCCAACTACTCCAGTCAGGGGTAGCGGAGACATTAGAGGATGCCTATGATAAGGCAATACGTTTAGATTCGGCGTTATTTGAAAAGGTGCAATCGGCTCAACAGGCACAGATTGTAGCGAAGCAAAATGCCGAGAAGAACCGAGCGGCGAAAGCGGCTCGGGCGGCTGCGGTCAGCGTCAGAGGTTCTACACCCGGAACCAACACGGCTCCCAAAGCGCATAGTCGCCGTGCAATGCTTGAGGAAGCATTTGATGAATCAAGCGCACGGTTGTAATCAACTGATAAAGGAGTATTGAAATGGCATTTGCCAACTCTAGTATCAGCGACATTATCGCTACTAACATTCAGAGCCGTAGCGGTGAACTCGCTGACAACGTGACGAACAACAATGCGTTGCTTCGTCGCCTGAAGGAGCGCGGGAACGTCAAAACGTTCTCGGGCGGTAACGTGATTTTGCAAGAAATCATGTACAACGACAGCACCACCAACAACACGAATTCCTATTCGGGTTACGAAGTGTTGAATGTCGGCCAGAACTCGCCCATCTCTGCGGCGCAGTTCAGCATCACGCAGTATGCGTCTGCTGTGTCCATCTCGGGTCTTGAAATGATTCAGAACTCGGGTAAGGAAGCCATCATCGACCTGCTTGACGGTCGCATGGAGGTTGCCGAGGCGCAACTGGCGAACCGTATCAGCGGTGACCTGTACGGTGACGGCACCGGCAACGCGGGTAAGAACCTCACGGGTCTTGCTGCCGCTGTGCCTGACAGCCCGTCCACCGGCACCTACGGCGGCATCAACCGCGCAGCGTGGCCCTTCTGGCGTTCGGTTGCCTTCTCGGCGACTGGCGACGGCACGGGCGCTGTGACCAGCAGCAACATCCAAGGTTACATGGATGCGGTTGCGGTGCAGTTGATTCGCGGTACCGACAAGCCTGACCTCATCGTTGCCGACAACAACTACTACAAGTTCTACTTGCAGTCGTTGCAGGCTATCCAGCGCATCACGGACTCCGGTTCGGGCATGGCTGGTGCTGGCTTTGCCTCGCTGAAGTATTTCGGCGCTGGCATGGCTTCGGATGTGGTGCTTGACGGTGGTATCGGCTCGTCGTCGTATAACGGCGGTGTCGGTAACGCGAACCACATGTGGTTCCTCAACACCAAGTACCTGATGTTCCGACCGCACAAGGACAGAAACTTTGTCCCGATTGGCGGCGACCGTCAGGCTGTCAACCAAGACGCTAAACCTACGATTCACTAATGGCGTCTATAAACCCTCTCTGATTGACTTGGAAACCCGGAAGCGGGCAACAGGGGCCAAGCCGAAAGGCAGGCTGAACGACTAAGTGAGAGGGGACAAGCGAAAAAGGCTTGTCATGCGATAGTCTGAACTGCGGTATAACCAAAGAAGCCGCAGAGGGTGACCCGAAGAGGTTGCCCCGCCATCCGAAAGGGTGGTCAGTAGCCGAAAGGCGAAGTAACAGAATGATTGTGAAACTGATTGGCTGGGCGGGTAACCTTACCTCCTCCGGCCCGCAGTTCTGCGGCGTGTTGATTAACTGATAGGGGATACAAAAATGGCTGTTATCGTAAATGGTTTTGCGTATCCCGCCCTCGGCTCGACCGACTCAACTGCTGCCCTTAATACCGGCACGGTTGTGACGCTCGACGACGGTGGCATGGCTGTGTATGTGCAGGCGGCTTCGGCCATCTCGCAGTACAACGCCGTGGCTATCCCCAACACCAACATCGCTCTGAACGCCACCACCGCCCGTGTTGCTGACACCAAGCGTGTCGGTTTCGCGCAGGTGTCGATTGCCTCCGGCTATTACGGCTGGGTGCATTTGGGCGGCAAGGTGCGGGTGAATGTGTCGGCTTCCTGCCTCCCGGCGGTTGCCCTCTACACCACCAGCACCGAAGGGCGGTTGGACGATGCCACCGTGTCGGGCGCTCTGGTCGCTGGCGTGGTCACGGAAGTGACTGCCTCGGCTACCTCGGCTATGACGGCTGTGGCGGCGTACAGCATGGTTATTCCGGTTCCGTCGAACGCGGCCTAATCATGCAAAAACTGGAACTCACGGTGCAGGCGGCTGGCGAACCGGAGGAACTCTGTTCCAACATTCGTTCGTCGCTTGCCCGTGGGTTGCCAGAGTTGGCCCCCGCTCTCTGCACCCACGATGGAACATTCGTGTGTGTAGCGAGTGGGTGGTCAATGCCCGACTATGTAGAAGAAATCAGGGCGCACCAGAAGGCTGGTCGCCCCATCGTCGCTGTAAAGGCCGCACACGACTTCCTGTGCGAGAACGGCATCGAGCCTGACCTGTGGGTTAACCTCGACCCGCGTGACCGCACAAGCGGTATACAGCGCCATAACGCGCACACCACCTATCTCGTTGCCTCCCGCTGCCCTCCCGCCACCTTTGACACGCTGAAAGAGCGCAAAGTTGTGCTGTGGCACTCATGGACGGAAGGCCCGGAGTACAAGGCGCTTGGCGCAGGCAAACTTGCAGTCGGCGGCGGTACGACCTCGGGTATGCGTGCCATCAACATCGGGTACCTTTTCGGGTTCCGAAAGTTTGTGTTGTACGGTTACGACAGTTGCAACCGTGTTGATGGCATCAAGCGGTTTACGGGCGAGATGACCGGCCCGACGATGGATGTGTATGTAGGCGTTGAGAAACGCAAGTTCACCTGCAATGCTGCGATGGCGCAGCAGGCTAACGAATTCCAGATGATTTACAGCGTGATGCCTGACATCACCGTGGAGGCGGTCGGCCCCGGTCTTATCGCCGCCATCATCAAGGAGCGCCACGCGCTCGACATGGTGGCGTAATGGCCCTCCCATCACGAGTTTTAGGAGCCGGTGTTAACAGCCTTGCCACCATCTCCATCTGCGGTGACGGTGCAAGCGGCATCACAGCGGCGGGAACCTCTGTCGGTGATGCTACCAACCTTGTTGCAATTTTTAACGCAATCGGTACCGTTGCGCCTTCTTCTGGCGTAAAATTGATGAAGTGCGAAATGGGCGCAGTTGTTTTCATTACCAATTCTGGCGCACACACTTTAACAGTTTATCCTTTTGATTCAGATGCAATAAACAACACAACATCTGCATCAATAGCGCAAAATCATTCAAGCATTTTTTTTGCTGTATCTAATACAGATTGGTACAGCATCAATGGTCAGCGTAATTAATCCCCACAGGAGTAAACGACGATGCCTTTAGACAGCGACATCTACAACGCCGATGAGCAACTTCAGGTTGAGTTCTACATTGCAAAGGATGTAGACCCGAAGTGGGACGGCAAGCCGTTCGTTCGCATCAACATCCCCGGCGACAAGACGACCATCATCGAGCAGCCGATGACGGAAGACCACAAGAAACGGTTTCCGCGTCAGTATCTGTACTTCCAGATGAAGCAGAACGAGCAAGACGCACCCGCAGTTGGAACCTCGCTCGACATCTGGTTTGCTGAAGGCAACGGCGACATCACCCGTGGACATATCGAGGAACTTCGCATCCTCAAGTTCCAGACCGTAGAGCAGATTGCAGCCGCATCCGACGCGCAATTGCAGCGCATCGGCATGGGCGGCCCCGGTCTGCGTGAAAAGGCAAAGGCGTTCCTTAATCGGCGCAATCGCTCCGAGACAGAGAACCAGTTGGACGAAACCAAAAAGCAATTGGCTGAACTTCAGGCGCAGATGGCTTCGCTTTTAGCGCGTAAGCCTGCTGGTCGCCCGAAGAAGGAAGCCATCGTGGAGAGTTAACGCATGGGTACTACAACTATGTTGGCGCTGGTTCAGCAGGTGACGGCTGAACTTGGCTTGCCCATCCCCTCAACGGTGGCGGGTAATCCCAACCAAGATGTAGTGCAAATCCTCGCGTTGATGAACGCCTCGGGGTATGAGTTGATGCGCCGCGCTGATTGGCGCGAACTCACCAAACAGCACACCTTTTACACCGAGGCGATTTCCACGACCGGCACATGGTCTACTTCGTCGTACACCATCACCGGCATCCCCTCGACTGCCGCGCTCGACACGACCTATCAGGTGCAGGGCGTTGGCATCCCCAACGCCACCTATGTCACGGGCGTGCCGTCTGCGACCACGGTTACGCTCAACTACGAGCCGACCGAGGCGCAGGTAGACGGTGGCCTGACCTTCCAGAAGGTTAAGTACGGGCTTCCCGCTGACTACTACAGCAGCGTCAACCGCACCCATTGGGACAAGAGCAAGCGTTGGGAAATGCTTGGCCCCGAGTCGCCGCAGCAATGGGAATGGCTGCTGTCGGGCTATATCAGCACTGGCCCGCGCATCCGTTGGCGTTTGCTCGGTAAATACTTCCAGATTTGGCCCGGAGTCAATGCGGGCGAACTGCTTGGCTTTGAGTATCGCAGCGCAGCGTGGGCGATCAGCGCAGCGGGTGTTTACAAGAATTCGTTTACCGCTGACGACGATACTTGTATCTATCCCGACCGCCTCATGGTGTTATCCACCAAACTTAAATACTTTGAGGCCAAGGGCTTTGACACGACCGCCATCTACCGCGACTACCTCATGGAATTGGAGACGGCAGTTGCACAAGATACGGGCGGTGCCAACCTCTCGTTCGCCCCGCGTCCGGGTACGGTGTTGATCGGTTACGACAACATCCCCGATAGCGGTTACGGGTACGACAACTAATGGTCGCCCTCCGTCGCCGTCAGTTTGTTCAACAAGCGCGGGCTAACGTCGCCTCGCTCCCTGCCCCCGTGGGCGGGTGGAACGCACGCGACTCGCTGGCAAACATGGCCCCAACGGATGCTGTGCAGTTGGAGAACTTCTTTCCGGGCGTATCCAACGTCAACTTGCGTGGCGGCTATATCAAGCACGCGACTGGTTTGCCAGATGACGTAGAAACGCTGATGACCTACAGCGGCGGTACGTCAGACAAGATGTTTGCCGTGTCCGATGGCAAGATTTATGACGTTACCTCGGCTGGTGCTGTGGGTGCCGCTGTCGTGTCGGGCCTTTCCAACAGCCGGTGGGAATACACCAACGTCACAACCTCTGGCGGCAATTACATCTATGCGGCAAACGGCGCAGACAAACCGCTGCTCTACAACGGCACAACGTGGACGGCTATTGACGGCGCATCTAGCCCTGCCATTACAGGGGTGACAACGACAAATCTCAAACAGCCGACGTTGTTCAAAACGCGGATGTGGTTTATTGAGAAAAACACGCTCAAGGCGTGGTACTTGCCGACTGCCTCGGTAGGTGGCGCGGCAAACGTGCTTGACCTTTCTGCTATTGCCCGATTGGGCGGCACATTGGTCAGCATGGCCTCATGGACAATCGACGCGGGTTATGGCGTAGACGACAACCTTGTGTTTGTCACCGACAAGGGCGAGGTCATTGTCTATCGCGGAACCGACCCCTCCAATGCGTCCACATGGGCATTGATTGGCGTGTGGATCATCGGTTCGCCCATTAGTGAGCGGTGTTTGCTCAAGTACGGCGGCGACCTCCTTGTGCTGACGCTAGACGGGCTGATTCCGATGGCCTCGGCCCTCCAGTCCTCGCGCCTCGACCCAAACATCGCGCTGTCGGACAAAATACAGGGTGCGTTTGCAGCGGCAGCAGCAACGTATGGCAGCAATTTCGGCTGGTGTTTGCTCTACAACCCGAAAAACAACGCGCTGATCGTCAACGTGCCGGTGTCAGATTCGGCACAAGAACAGTTTGTGATGAACAACATCACGAAAGCGTGGTGCAAGTTTACGGGCTGGAAAGCGTTTCACTTCACGCTGCTTGAAGATACGCCCTATTTTGGTGCGGCAGGGTACGTTGCAAAAGCATGGACGCAAGGTTCAACGGGGTTTGTTGACGATACGAGCAACATCCAAGGCCGTGCGTTACAAGCCTTCAACTACTTTGAAACGCGGGGTGTAAAGAAGATCTTTACCCGCGCCCGACCGTCTATTTTTAGCAACGGCACTCCAGCGATTTCGGTGGGTGTCAACGTAGATTTCAGCATTTTTGACAACATTGCCCCGCTGTCCTTTACCCCTCCCGTTGTGGGGTTATGGGACTCTGGGCTATGGGATACGGCAATTTGGGGTTCTGACCTTGAGATTCAGAACAACTGGCAGGGTATTACAGGCGTTGGCTTCTGTGCGGCGGTACAACTCGTCAGCACGAGCAACAAACTCAACATCCAATGGGCATCAACTGACGTAGTGTTTCAACTCGGATGGGCTGGCATATAACAAGCGGCCCCGCTGTGGGCGAATGGGTCTGCGAACAGACGGGCGGCGGGTATCACGCCGAACGCTCCAATGCCATTGGGCTGCGTAAGGGGGATCAGATCGTTTGTGGGGTGGTTTACGAGAACTGGAATGGCCGATCCATCGTCTGCCATATCGCTTTCCAAGACCGCCTCACCCCGGCCTATTTGGCCGCTGTTTTTGACTATCCTTTTAACGTCTGTGGGGTTGAGAAGATTATTGCCCCTATAGGCAGCAAAAACGTGAAAGCGTTAAAACTTGTAAGTAAGATGGGTTTCACCGAGGAAGCGCGAATTAAGAACGCCGACACCGACGGTGATATTGTTTTCCTAACCATGACACGCGATGCGTGTCGCTTTTTAGGACACCGTTATGGGCAAAAGATCACCGGCACCGCCACCGGCACCTGATTACGCCGCCGCTGCACAACAGCAGGGGCAGGCCAACCTTGAGGCTGCGCGTTTAACTGCGCGAATCTCTAACCCCAATGTCAGCACGCCCCTTGGCGGGCAACGCGTGACATTTGGTCGCCAGTCCTTTGACCAAGCCGCCTATGACAAGGCGATGGCCGATTACAACAAACAGATGGAGGCGTACAACGCCGCCAAAGCGAGCGGGCAACAGTACACCCCGCCAAGTGCCGATTACGATTTTGGATCGTATGACCCGGAAACTGGCTCGTTTCGGCCCGGTCGCGGCATGGTTCAGCAAGGCCAGTTTGATGCATCAGGAATGCCGGTCGCTCCGACCAGAGAACGATTTACAACGACTATTGACCCCGACACGCCGTTTATTGAGCAGTACCTAACCCCCGAGGCACAGGCGACCCTAGAGGCGCAGCAGCGCGTTGAGCGGGCATTGTCGGGCCTTGGCGAACAGGCGATTGGGCGTGTTAGCGACATTTACCGCACCCCGTTTACGCCGCAAGGGCTGCCGCAACAACGGTTTGGGTTTGACTACGGCCAACTGCCGACCGCCCCCGATCTTGCGAGCATGGGTCAGTTTCAGCGCGGGTTTACCGCCGAAGCCCTGCCGACCGGGCCGGACATTACGGCAATGGGACAGGCGGGCGGTGGCCCTGCCGCCCCCGGTGAGATTGTTGGGGCTAACCTCGGCGGCGTCCAAGGGGTGTCGTACGGGCCGCAGGAGGGCCAGTACGGATTTGCCCGTGGGTTTGTCCCGACCGAGCGACTTCAACAAGGCGTAGACGTTAGCGGTCTTGCCCAGATGCCGGTTAGCGCAGGAATGACGGGCCAACAGGCTATTCTTTCTCGCCTAACCCCGCAGTTGCAGCGTGAACGCGCTGCCCTTGAAAACCAACTGCGTAACCAAGGGCTAGTTCCGGGCGGCGAGGCGTACAACCGCGAAATTGAACTCTTTAACCAACGCGCTAACGACCTTCTCCAACAGAGTGCGCTACAGGGCATTGGGCTTGACGCACAGATGCGGGCGCAAGGGTTTAGCGAACGGCAAATCCAAGCGGAAATGGCAAACCAAGCGCGACAGGCGCAGTTTGGCATGGGCGTGCAACAGGCTGGCCTCTATAACCAAGCCTTGCAGCAGAACCTTGCACAAGGCATGGGCATAGCCGAGGCGCGTAACCGCGCACAGGCGCAGGACTTCCAGCAGCGTCTCGCGGCGGGTCAGTTTGGGCGCGAGGGTCAGCAGTTAGCCTTCCAGATGGGTCAATCGGCCCAAGAAGCGCAGAACCGTGCGTTGGCACAGAACCAAGCCGCAGCGATGCAGCAGTACCAAGCCCAACTGGCGCGACAAGCGCAGGGCTTTGGGCAGCAGATGGACTTGGCGGGCCTTTACAACGCTTCCCTTGCCGCACAGCAGCAGTCGGCCCTGCAACAAGCGCAAGCCGCCGCTGCCCTGCAAGCGCAGGGCTTTAACCAAGCCCAAGCCGCTGCCGCGTTCCAAAACGCACAGCGTCAAGCCGCGCTGCAAGAGCAGTTGGCCCTACGCTCGCAACCACTCAACGAGATCGCTGCGATTATGGGCGGCGCACAGGTGCAGATGCCGCAGTTCCAAGCCTACCAAGGCGCGGATGTGGCGGCGGCCCCGATCTTTGGCGCACAACAAGCGGCTGGCAACTTTGCACAGCAAAATTACGCGCAACAAGTCGCCGCTTACAACGCCAAAATGGGTTTGTACGGCGATGTGGCAAAAGCCGCCGGAACTGCTGCGGCTTCAGACCGCCGTTTAAAGTCCAACGTGGTGCGCGTCGGCACCCACCCGCTCGGCATCGGCATCTACGAATACGACATATTCGGAGAGCGTCAACGCGGCGTTATGGCTGATGAAGTAGAAGCCGTGAAGCCTGAAGCAGTTACAACCCATCCGACCGAAGGGTACAAGATGGTTTACTACGGGATGCTGTCATGAGAACACCTTACCAATCGTTTAACGCTCCGATGACCCAAAACGGCGGTCGCGGTCAACGTCTTGCTCGGATGCTGCAAATGCAGGGGCAGGGCCAGATGGTCAGCAACAACGCCAGCGCACAGACGGATATGCAGTACAGTCCGCCGCAGAACGCTGCCGACATCAACCCGGCACCCAAGCAGTTCGGTCGGTTGTACCCGCGCAAACCGAAGTCCCCCGGCATGGTAAACCCGCAGGGTGGCCCAGATAGAGGCTCGTTTGAAAATGTCTAACGGAGTCCGTTATACCCCGACGTTTGCGCTGCCGTCTGAATACGAGCAGGCCGCAGCAGAAGCCCGCCGTCGTCGTCGCATGGCAGAGATGCTTGCTCAACAGGCATATCAGCCGCAGGACGTTGGCGTTGCGCCGATCCCGAAGGCTGCGCCGCTGGTGCAGGGACTACAGGCATTTCTTTCGGAACGGCAAGCGCGTAAAGCCGAGGAAGCCGAGGAGAAGGCTCGCAAAGCAGACATTGAATCGGCAATCCGCGAAATGCAACGGATCAATGCGCCGACCCAAGGCGTTGCGTTTGAAGATATGATGTCAATGCGCCCCGAGGATCAAGAGCGCATTAAGGGCGTGACGGGACAAGTCCCGGTTACTGGCCCCGAGTTCAACATCAGCCCAACCGGCGAAGTCAGCGGATTCCAGCCGATGCAGTTGGGCGAAGTCCCCGACTTGCAATTTGCGTTGCCGCAGATGTCGCCAGAACAGAAACGAATTGCTTACGCGCAAATGCTTGGCGGCGGCCCGGTCAGTCAAATGTTGGGGACGCAAGGAATTTCCGCGCTTGAAAAAGAGCGCGGCGAATTGCCGTACAGCAAAATTAATGTGCTTGATGCTGACCCCGATAGCATTGAGGAATTTGAACGAAGTGGGCGCACGGATTACACCGTATTGCGTAAACGCGGCGATCCGGCCAAACCTTTGTTAACTCCAGATCAGTTAGCAAAGTTGAGGCTGGACGTTGCTGAAGCGGGCGTAACTCGCGCCAACGTGTTGAGCAACTTGCCCGCCGACTTCCAATCAACGGTGCCTAGCATCCCGTCGATAGATCAGTTGTTGGCTCCGTCGCAGTTTACTGGAGGTGCAGACCTTGAAACTGGTGAATTCGCGCCAAGACGCGGGTTGCAATTCCGAGGTGAGGCCCGTACCGCAACGGGAGAGCCGGTTTCGCAAACTGCAAAACCTGTTATTGAACGAGTTTCGCCAAAAGAATACGGTACGTTAGTCGCCAAACAGCCGGTTGACAAAAAAGCAACACAAGCAGCGTTGGGGCAAATTTCGATGATGAGGAATTTTATCAACGATTTGCAACAACACGGCGGCACGGATTACATCTTTGGGCCAGTTGCATCCGCTACGCCAGACATTCGCGGATCGGCTACGTCTGCGCGGTCGTTGTTTGACACTTTGCGGGAGCGGTCAAGCGTTGAAGCATTGAAGCAAAGCCGCGCTGAAGGATTTGCCCCCGGTAGCATTACCGAACAAGAATGGCCGCGTTTTGAAACGGCTATTGGCGCAATCCGAGGCGCAAAAGACCCTCGCGCTATGAGAGTTGCTTTGCAAAACGCTGATTCTCAACTTAAAGAGTTAGAGCGAAGCATTTTAGGCAACTACAGCGGAACCTATGGATCAAGGTTCCCGCTTGAATGGTCTCCAGCCCCGTACAAACCGGAAAGTTCGTTGTACCCGCGCCCAGAGGTTGCTGCGGAAGATAAGGCGGTGTTTGACCGTGCAGATCAAATTATCCGGCAGATGCAGCAGCGGAGACGGTAAACATGGCAAACCAGTCATTGTTAGAACCAGCACCGCTTATTGAAAAGCGACAGTCCCGGCGGTATGCCGAATGGATGGTTGAAAACCAAAATCTCATGGATACACCCGAGTACAAGGATGTTGCTCGGGCATATGAAAAGGCTCGTCGTGAGGAAGAAAGCCTCACAAGCATGGAGGCGTTGCAAGAAGGCATCGCTAACCTTCCTTCTAGCACGTTAAAGTTAGGCAAAGAGTTTGTTACCGGCGCGGCTGATGCGTTGAGTTACCCGTTCCGTGAGCCAAAAGAATTTGGCAAAACAGTCATCGGGTTCGGCAAAACGGCATTTCCAAGCGTTAGCGGACGAGAGGAAGAATCCCCGTTGACTCGCCCTGCTGCGGGCCTTGTGGGCCATTACCGAGGCTACCTTGACCCCGACGTTTTGAAGCGACGTTTTGCAGACGACCCTGCACAAACGCTTTCTGACATATCGTTGTTTGGATATGGCGCAGGACGGGCGTTAAAAGCGGTTCCTACGGCTCCTACGGAGTACGTTGGTGGAAAACTTGCAGCCGCATCAGAGGCAGTTGATCCGCTTACGGTGGCAACAAAAACAGTTGCATATCCGTTTCAACAAATTGGTGAAGTTCCGCTCCCCGGCATCCCGTCGGTTGACGAGTTAAAAGCGCAATCTCGGGCGGCTTACAAAAAAGCGACTGATGCCGGTGTGTTTTTTGACGCAAAACAATTTGACAATTTTGTAGACGAGTTGCGAACCAATCTGCGCGACAAGCAAGGCCAGCGCGTTGACATCCTTCCAGAACTGCATCCAAAGTCAAATGCGGTATTAGCGGCTTTTGAAAGATACAAAGGCAGCAACAAGACGCTTGATGACATGGACGCATTGCGTCAAGTAGCGCGTGACGCGGCATCTAGCATAGACCCGGCAGATCGTCGGGTCGGCATGATTTTGCGTAACAAAATTGACGAGTTTGTGGAAAACGTCCCGGCTGGTGACAAAGCGGGCGTAGAAGCATTGAAAGAAGCACGCGGCTATTGGTCACGCGCACGCAAAGGCGATGTGATTGATGATTTAATTTTCAATGCGCGGCTTGATTCGGCGGGTACGTTTACTGGCGCGGGTGTTGAGAACGCCATGCGCCGAGAGTTTAAAAGGTTGGCCAAAAGCGATGATTTCCGACTGTTTAACAAAGACGAACAACGCGCAATCTTGGCGGTTGTAGAAGGTGGCCCTATTTCAAATGCCATGAGGCTTGTCGGAAAATTTGCACCGACAGGGGTGGTTTCGGGAACGCTTGGCCCTGCTTTGGGTTCTATGGTCGGTTTTGGTGCTGCGGGGCCAATAGGTTTAACGGGTGCTGCGGTAATCCCGGCAGTAGGCGCAGTTGGTCGTGTTGCCGCCACTCGCGCAACTGAAAGTGCAGCCGCTAAAGCCTCTGCCAAAATGCGGGCTGGAGCGGCTCCTGCAAATGTGAGGGAAAAGTTGGCGCAGTTGTTGTCGCAATATGGCGACCAATTGGCTACCGTTCCCGGCATGGGTTTTGCGGTAGACATGGCGCGGCGTAGCAAAGGTAAAGTCAACCCCTATCTGACGCGACAGTTGATCGCGCAGTTGGAAAACATTGAGCGTTTGTCCCAACAGCGGCAAGCGTTGGAACAAACTGAAGAATAGGAGCAAAATCAATGAGTTACAACGGAAGCGGCACTTTCGTGATAAACACCGCCGGTCAGCCGGTGGTTTCCGGCACGGTCATCTCCAGCACCGCGTTTAACGCGCTGACTGCGGATTTGGCTACGGGCCTCTCCACGGCCATCACCAAGGACGGCCAGACCACGCCCACGGCTAACATCCCGATGGGCAACAACAAGATCACGGGCCTTGCTGTAGGCACGGCGGCGACTGACGCGGCGAACTTGAGCCAAGTGCAGTCCACCACCGCCAAACTGGTTAACAGCGTCTCGGGTGCTGACACTATCACCGGCACGATGTCGCCCACCCTCGGCGCATACGCGACGGGCCAGATGTTCTACTTCATCGCAGCCGGTGACAACACCGGGGCGGTTACGTTGAACATCGACTCCCTCGGCGCGAAGGCTGTGACCCGCGATGGCTCGGTTGCCCTTGCCGCATCTGACATCAAGAGCGGCGAGGTAGTGGTCGTTGTGTACGACGGCACCCGTTTCCAAGTGGTATCGCAACTGAACAGCGCGGGCGATGCGCGGTTTGCCAACGTCTCCATTGCCTCGGCCCTCAACGTA